TGAATTCGATATCTAAATTGCTCATACTGTTTCCTTTCTCGTGCATTCCTGCGCACGCATTCCTCTCGTTTTTCCAGTATCTAACAGGTAATGACAGACGCGGATTCCGCGCACGTTTTGTGAGCTCAACGGCCGCCAGTGTAAGCAGCTGCCGCAGCGCTGAGAAACTTCCTGCTCTTCTGCCTTATTTCGTTTAATTACCATCTTGACAGCGTCCTCCTTATCGTATACGCTGATTCATGTGAGCGGCGAACGGGAGCCGCTTTTGCGTGAGTCTTTTTCATAAGAAACATAACTCCCCAGTGAGAGCCCTTGCAGCGAGGCGACGCCGCAAGGGCTTTTTCTGTTACGCCACACAAAAACGGCGCGTTGTGCTCTGCTTGGTGAAGCGTTCGGCCACATCCGGCAGCGCCTTTTTCAGTGCCGCAGTGTCCAGCCGGTAGGCCGTTACCGGCTTCCATGTGATTTTGTACTCGCCTGCGTGGACTTCCTCGGCGTCGCCCATAGCGGCCTTGATCGCGTCCTTGAGGGCTTCGGCTTCCGCCGTGGCCTCGTCGATGAGCGCTTGAAGCTGCCGCAGCTCGCGGGCTTTGCTCTCAATTTCATTGATGCTCATTTATCAAACCTCCATTTTGATTTTTGCGAGGGCGGCGACCTCCTGAGTCTCTATCCCTTTGGGACTTTCTATCAAGCTCTTCTGATCGCCGGTTACGAAACATTGTTTTGTTTCTCCCTTGCTGTGATTATAATATACACGGTTTTCTGTGTAATTTCAATTCGCAAATTGCACTAATATCTGTGTAAAATGTTGTTGATATTTTACATTGATTTCCGTGTATTACTGTGCTATTATGACTATAATGGAAAAGAAGGCTGCAATATCTCAGCCTCCGGAAAGGAGAAAACAGTGCCGCTTGTTTATAAAGAAGATGTGTTGACCGCTTTGAAGGATCACGGGTACAACACGACAAAATTGAGAAAAGAGCGCCTTTTGTCTGAGGGCGCAATTCAATCATTGCGAGAGAAAAAACCTATTTCTTGGGCAAACATCGAAAAATTGTGTCAGCTTATGGAATGTCAGCCGAACAACTTTTTAGAATATTGCGAGGACAGCAACGGACAAATAGCCCCTTAATTTTTCCCGTGCGTTTGCTTACGCGCAATGTTTGCGTTTCATAATGGCAAAAAAACGACAAGGAGGTCACATTATGAGTAACCGTGAAAGAGTTATTGATTTGCTGCGCAGTGTGCCTGACTACAAAATGGGCTATGTTTTGGCCTATGTTCAGGGGATTACTGCCGACGAAGAAGCCGACGATGCTTTTTGTCAGCGCATGGTCGAGAATTACGAAAATGATCCGGATCCTGAAAAAGACAAGGGCTATTCGCTTGAAGATTGCAAGCGGGAGTGGGGGATTGATTGATGTATCGAATCATCATCAAGAAGAAAGCAAAGAAATTTATTGATCGACTGCCACTCAACGAGAAAAAGCGAATCGTCGCCGCAATCGAGCTGCTGCCAAACGGTGAGGATATTAAAAAGCTCAAGGGGCACAATGATCTGCTCCGTCTGCGCGTTGGAGAGTATCGAATCATCTACACCGTAGATCATGGGGAGCTCATTGTCATGGTGATTGATGCAGGAAACAGAGGCGAGATCTACAACAGATATTAGCAGAATAGCAGCAAAAAGCAGAGGCGTTATAGCCTCTGCTTTTTCTTATCTATCAGGCAGAATTTTTGCTTGTCTATTGGACTGTCCGCGGACGTGTCCGTGGATTTGTCCGAGGACTGTCCAACGGACACGGTTATTTCAGGTATGCGAGAGAGCGGGCAAGCGCCGCAGTTGCATCTTCCGATACCTTTGCTGTTGCGGCGGCTGTTTTCCGCTGAATTGCCTGATCGCCGTTGAATTGCTGATGAAAGTTGTTGTTTTGGATGATAGTCCGACTGGTATTCCCGCCGTACACGGTGGCAGCTGTTGCTGGGCTGACTGCCGCGTTATACTGAGCCATGACCGCAATACCGCCGATTAAGGCTTGTACTGCGTCAAGTAGTTTATCTTTGCTCGCACCGATCTGCTGCAAGCCCGCTGTGCTGCCCTTTGCAGTTGTGGTCATTACCTCTGCATGTACGTCAGGCATACCACCGGCGATATCGCTTGCAATGTTCCCGATTACCTCCTTGACCTTACTGCGGCCAGCACTGATGCCCTTTACCATTGTGTCGATCATATCGGGCATGTAGGTGTCGAAGTCTCTCAGCGGGCCTTCATCAGGCTTGGAGAAGTGCAGGAATGATTTGATCTTACCGGCTACGCTGCTCGCGGCCTCGCCGACCTTGCCGACAGCGCCCTTGATACCGTCGACGATGCCTTGAATGATATCAGCGCCCCATTGTATCGCCTGTGCGGGCAGTGCTTTGATCCAATCAATCGCAGCGGTGAAACCGTCGACGATGCTGTCCTTGATTTTTGTGACTCTGTCAGAGATTGCCGTCCAGATTGCCGTGAACACGGTTTTCACAAGGTCTGCAATCTGGTTGAGAATCGTTTCAAAGATAACGCGAAGGGATTGCAGAGCCCCTTGAATGTCACCATCGAAAACCGCACTCAAAAATTCTGCAAACTGCGTGATAACGGCAATGATCCGCTCAAAGGTTCGGCCAAAGAAGCCCGCAAGGCTTGCAATAACCGCTGTGATCTTGTCGCCCCATCGCGCCCAAAAGGCTTGAAGAGCGGAAAAGATAGACGTTGCGGCGGATGCAATAGAGCTGAAGACCTTGAACAGTATCCGCCCGACCATTCCCCAGATCTCCGAGAACATATTTTTTATGCTTTCGCTGTGATCTGAAAGAAAGCCCGTGATGGAAGGCCAAACGGTCGTTATGATTTCCTTGACCTTCCCAAAGGCATTTTTGATAGCGTCCCTTGCCTGATCTGCGCCGATCCCGAGCGAATCAAAGGCAGATCCGATGAGAGAATCGTTTCCCTGCAAGAAGCTGACAAAGTCCTCGACGAGCAATGCAAGGACGATGAGCACGGCGGCGGTTTTCATGCTTTTTGTGTTGATGAGACCGAGCTTTGTATTTATGTCCTTCAAGAAGGTCGCAAACTGCCCGAAGCTCTGCGCGGCGGTCACTGCTGCAAACGCGCCCGCGGCGGCGGTCACGAGCTTCAATAGATTATTCGAGCCGCCGAGCTTTTCATTTAGCCATACGGTCGCAGTCCGTACACGGTTCAGTCCTCGTAAGGCAATGTCGGTCAGTTTGACGATCCCACGCGAAATGAAGTTTGTGACACCGAGCGAGGAATCCATTTCGGCAAGCCATAGCCCCCACTTGTTCCGCACATTTTTCAAGGCGTCTGTCACAGACATATCCATTTGTGAGAATGCTGCATCAATCGCGCCGGAAGAGTCCATAAACGCGGCCTTGAGCTGCTGGACGGTCATTGTGCCCTCTGACGCCATCGTCAAGAGCTGCGACTTCGCAACGCCGAGACTGCCTGCCAAAATGTTCGCCGTTTCGGGTGCCTGTTCAAGCATCTTGTTTAACGTCTCACTGTCGACGATGCCTTTCTGAAACGACTTGTTGAAGCCTTCCATCATGCTCGCAATAGCAGAGTCGTTTCGACCGTTGGTCTTCATCAGTTTGGCGACGGTGCTTGCAAATTGCATCGCGTCGTCAACTGGGAAGATATCAGGACCAGCCTTCACGAGGTTCGAGACATAGCCAGCCATGTCGGTGTAGGCAAGCCGCGCCTCGTTGGCCTTTTCAAGCACAAGATCCTGCACATTTGTCATGTTTTTGAGCCCGCCGACCGCACTTTGAATCTGCTGATTTGCTGCGCCGAATTCCTCGACAAGTGCGTTGATCGCGGTGAGGCTGATTCCGACACCGATAGCACTGAGCATTTTTGCTGCACGGCTTTTGATATCGCTGATTGTGTTATTTACCTTTGTAACGCTGCTCTGGTCGACCTTAAAGCCGACCTTGTTGATAAATTCTGCGACGGTCAATCGCGTTTCCCTCCTTTCTCAAAAGGGCTCTGCTCTACGAAAACCATAGAGCAGAGCCCTTAGAAGTATCAGGCCGTTTCTTTCTCGGCGGCGTTGTTGCGCGCCTTTTCTGCGAGCTGTGTGAACATTCCGCCGAAATTCAGCTTTGCAACTTCAAAGCCGAGCGCGAGCATGCTTGTAAGATTCTGACAAAAGACCTCGTCGGCGAGATCCTTTGTCAGCTTTTGGACAGAACCGCCCGTAGCAGCGCCCTGAACGGACACGTTGTCATTTTCGATGAGCAAGCGCGTCATCATGCGTTCGATTTTCTTGCCATCCAGATACGCCGCAGCATTTGCGATTGCCGGTAAGACATCGTCGATATCGGCGCTCAAAACATTGTTCTCGCCACTGGCTGCCTCTTCACTGTGCAGAGAGGGGAAAATGTTGCTCAAAATGGGAGCGAGCAGCGCAGCGAGTTCGCTGCCGATACTGGCCGCCGTGAATGCGGCAAACGGCCTAATGTAGAATGTGTTTTCACCGATGATCTTTTCTGTCGTTTCAAGTCTTTTCATTTTTTGCCTCCTATTACAATAAATTTGGACAGGAAAGCCGGGCAGCCAGTCCGGCTTTCTTTCCATCTCGTGCCTAAGCTACAATAAGAGGAGCAACTGGCTGACCCTTGCCTCCTTGGGCTTTTATGTCCGTTGGAAAGACTGTTAGCCATCCTCTTGTTGCAGCGTTCGATTTGAGCAGGTTGAGCCACCGGATGCCGGAGAGTTCGTGTCACCCAATAGATTGAATCGGCAGCGAGAAAAGATGGATTTCCGGTTGCAGATTCTTTGTGTTGGAGGAATGTGAATGAACTGCGTTGGCATCGATGTTTCCAAAGGTAAGAGCATGATTGCAGTCATGCGGCCCTTCGGAGAGGTAGTGGTTTCACCCTTTGAAGTGCGCCACACCGCCAGCGAACTGAGCGAGCTGGCAAGGCTGCTCAAAAACCTGGACGGTGAGACCCGCGTGGTGATGGAATCCACGGGCAATTACCATGCGCCGGTGGCCTGGCTGCTCCACGGCGCGGGGTTTTATGTCTCCGTAGTCAATGCAATGCTGGTGCACGACTACGGGAACAACAGTTTAAGACGGGGCAAGACCGACAAGAAGGATGCCGTGAAGCTGGCCAACTACGGCCTTGACCACTGGCTCACACTTCCGAGATATGTTCCGGAAGAGGACACCCGGCTCATGCTGAAGACCTGCTACCGGCAGTACCAGCAGTATTCCAAAGTACAGACCATGCTGAAAAACAACCTGATCTCCCTGCTGGACACCGCTTTCCCAGACGCAAACCGCCTGTTTACCAGTCCGCCCCGCGCCGATGGCAGTGAGAAGTGGGTGGACTTTGTCGCCACTTTTTGGCATTGCGAGTGTGTCTGTGGTCTGTCTAAGAAAGCCTTTACCGCCAAGTACCAGAAGTGGTGCAGAAAGCACGGCTACAATTTCAGCCAAGATAAGGCGTTGGATATTTATGCCTCTGCCTGTGGACGCTTCGGTGTCATGCCGAAAACAAATACGGCAAAACTTTTGGTAGAACAGGCCATTTCCCAACTCCAGACAACTTCCGCCGCATTAGCTGCTCTCAAGCAGGAGATGCAGTCTCTGGCAGCTTCTCTGCCGGAGTATCCTGTAGTGATGGAAATGTTTGGTGTTGGCCCTACACTCGGCCCCCAACTCATAGCTGAAATTGGCGATGTGCGCCGTTTTCATTCCAAGAAAGCGCTGGTGGCCTTTGCAGGCATTGACGCCCCGCCCTACCAATCTGGCCAAATAGATGTCCGCAGCCGCAGCATTTCCAAGAGGGGATCTGCCTCACTGCGCAGGACACTTTTCCTGGTGATGGGCGTCCTCCTGCAATGTGCCCCAATGGATGAGCCGGTCTACCAGTTCATGAACAAGAAACGCTCTGAGGGCAAGCCATACCGTGTCTACATGATGGCATCCGCCAACAAGTTCTTGCGTATCTACTACGCTTCTGTGAAAGCCTATTTGGATTCCCTGGAACACGACTGATTTCCCTGCGCTATACCATCTGGCTGGCCGCCGTTTCGATTTTGAGTTGCTCAGCGGCTTGATTTTGTGTTGCCTTTTTCGCTGCTCCCAAAACCTGAAATTTCTACTTGACTTTTGTTAGCAGGTCTTTTTATTTTTCGGCTTATCGCCGATTAACTGTTTTTTAACTTCTTCAGCAATGGCCGCACATCCTGCCGCCCGACTGCGCCGGTTTCCATATACGTTTGGATTGCCTTTGCGCGGTCGAGCTGCGCCGCTGCTCGGCTCTGTGCTGCCGTCGCCTTTTCCACCGCGCTTTCCGACCATAGCGGCGGGAACGCGATGTTTACTGTTGGGATCTGTGGAATCTCGCCCGCAGCCTTGCCTGCTCGCAGAATGAGCGACACAAGCCGCTGCACATTGCCGCGCAGCATTCGGTGCTGTATGCCCTCGACGGCGTTATAGTTGTTTTCCGTTGCGGCGGGACTGCTTTTGCGCCACCAGTGCGGGCTGCGGTAGTTGTAAAGGATCTCCGGCGGAATGCGGCTGACTGCTGCGAGGTAGCGCAGGGCAATTTCTGCGATTTCACCCCTGCCCGCAAGCTCAAGGGCCAGAAAGTCATAGCTTTCGCCCTCTGCGTCGATCACGACAGTGTTGAGCATCCTGCGCGCCATATCGAGCACTTGTAAGCGCCGCATGATCTGCTGCTCGCCGTCTTCCGTTGCGAGAGCGGCGGAG